ACAAACCTAAACATCCTAAGCGGTATAGCACCTACGATTTATGGTCCTAGCGGTTTGATATGGAGCGTAAGTGGTAATACTAGAGATTATATAAACAGCGAAATCCAAGGTTTATCTCTTTCTTCTGACAGTTACTCTCATTGGAGAATAAGCGATGGAACTACAACTCGTAGTATTAGAGCTTTAGAAGAAACTCAGTTCCTTGGTGTTAGCGGGGTAGAAACTCAAACAAGGATTACGGGTGCTAGTGGTTTGACCATATCTGCCGCTCCTTTGTCTGGTTGGGCGAACTACAACTTCTACAATGAACTTGGTCAGACAAGAGTTAGGATGAGGGAAGCAAAGAACGACGCAAAGCAACACACAAATCTAGCTAGCGGCTCTTTAGCTCATGAGATAAATCAAGTATCTGGTTATCCCAACGGTTTGGTTTATCAGGTTAGCGGTTGGACTGCCGGTGAACTTAACTCCATATCTGGGGTCGGTGGTCAGATAGATGCTGTTAGCGGTTGGTCTCTAGAAAATCTAACTCAAATATCTGGATTTAACGGCATAATAGATCAGGTTAGCGGTTGGACAGGGTATAATTTAGATGCTATATCTGGCGTAGACGGTGTAATTGATCAAGATGTTTCCGCAATGAGCGGCGCCTTAAACAATGAATTAAACCTTCTATCTGGGGTCGCAGATAATCTTTGGAATGGTTATCCTTCTGGTTTAATCTGGCAGGTTAGCGGTATACTTGATACTATACCCGTTCTTAACTTTACTGCTGGTTCTGGTTTGAAACTTGAAAGCTCTGAGTTCAGAACTCACGGAAGCGGAACTTTCAACAAAGTTATCCTAAGTAGAAACTCTGATCCATCTGGTCAAATAGTTGCTGATTCTGGTGGTCCTAATAATATTGTTAATTCAAGTGGTTATCTTGTCACTCCTTTCTACGATAAAAGGACCACGCTAGAAACCGCAATAACTCCTTCTGCTGCAAATTCTGGTGCTATATTCTTTGCTGGAGATCATCCGGTAAGGTCTCAAGGTTCTTCTTGGTCAAGACCTGTCAATATAGAAGGGTTTCTACAAGAGAATTTGCTTGCGCCAACAAGTTATAATAGTCCTACGAGCGGTAGACTTCTAGTTATGGATGATCAGTTTTCATCATCTGAGATTGTTTATGTGACAAACAGAGATACCTATCTTTCAATTAGCGGTACACTTTTCTGCGTTGCGAGTTTAGTAAATGGAGAATATAGACCAATCTATCATGCTTGCAGTGGAGCTTAAAATATGACATGTTGTTGCGTAACACCACCTCCAGATCCTCCTCCCGTGGGTTCTTGCTGCTTCACAGAACTCAGCAAA